GTCTTTCACAAGACAATTGGGTCTTCAGGACCCCCTCTCGATTGCCTGGGAGCTGACTCCATGGTCGTTCGTCGTGGATTGGTTTTACCCGATTGGGAATTACCTGTCCTTGGTTAATCAAGTACCGAAACTAAAAGGTCGGTGGTTGGTGACGGACACTTTAAAAGTAGAGAAGCAAGGAGTGGTGTCTACCTATACACCAAACTCTTGGGGCGGCCCGAACTGGACAGGCGTAGTCCTCCGTCCTCCTGAATGGAGGTATTGGATGACAAAAGTACGTCGTACGGTTACGGAGTCTCCCCCCGAGGTGCCTAAGCCGAAACTCACTATGGGCCTAAACAGCTCTCGTAGGTTTTGGAATGCACTTGCTCTCTGTGCCCAACGTTTTAAATCTAAACACACTATCTACGAGCACCCTAATTCTGATCCTAGGGATCACAGTTTGCTCGTCTAGCCTTTGTTGGCTCGGGTGTGGACAATTTGGTCGGGAAATCCCTTTCGACCTACAACCAATAAGGAAATCGCCTCATGGCTGCAATGACCAACTTGCTGGTGAAGGATGACACGACGGGTACTCGAGTCGAGTACACGTTTGTCCCTGTCACCGATACTCCCAAGCCGTTGTGGAGAACTCAGATCGCTGGCGTCCCCCTGGACGGCCAGATGACCCTTGAGCTCGAATCGACGGTCTTAAAGAGCGGCGATCGCAGGTTCGCAATGAAGCTCGACGTCCCCGTTATGGAGACTTTGGGCGCTTCAGGGACCTCTTCAGGTTATGTGGCACCTCCGGCCGTGGCGTATCATAATACGTACTACAGTTCGGTGGTTGTCAGTGCACGATCGACTGTTGCCGATCGGGCGAACCTGTTGAGCTTGGGTTCCGGTATCACGATTGGCGCTTCCAGCGTCACCGCGACCGGTATCCTGAGTCAGACCTCGGCAGCAGACGCCTTCAAGACGTCGACTCTGCCAGGTCCTGTGTTCTTCGTCCAAGGATCCCTACCTTTCTAGAAGGCGGGGAGCTGCTACCTTCCCCTTCGTTCCTCCCGTTTAATTGGGAGGAGCGCAGGTTCGGGGACGTGACTCATGTCACTATCCACGCGCCTGTAGGGGGAAGCAGTAGCTTCTCGCTGTATGGAATGTTGTAGGAGGGCGATGAGCCCTGGACGATCTCGATCAATTGGCTAATCAACTAATGGAGGTTACTCTAATGGGTAACTGGATCGATAAGTGGAGCGTTGAGGAATCTAAACAATTCCTTCTCGAAGTCTCCCTGTTCCTCTCTGAGCTCGGCGGTCCTCTAACTAAGGAACTCGCCGCCTATGTAGTAAATGATGACTACGTCGGGCTGGCTAACTACCAGTTCGATTACGGTCGTCAGACGACTACCAGGGATTTCTTCCTGGCGCGACAAATCCATGCCTTGTTTCAAAAGCAAGAGTGGCGCGATATAGGCTTGAACCCTCGCAAGAGGGCTGAAGATAAGTTCTGGGAGATGGAGTTACGCTGTAAAGAGTACAACGACCGAATTGATAGTGGTCAGCTTTCTGCTGATGCCTGGCGCGCTGTTACGCGAGCTAGGCAGAAAATCCATTACATCCTCGGGCCGGTGCCTTCTCTCGACCAGTTAAAGTTCTCCTTTGGGCCGGGGGCCACGACAAACGTGAAGGGCAGAGAGGCCTCGCCTCGTGCGAAGCTCAATGCCAGACTTGCGTGTAGTAAGGACATGCTCCTTGTGGTAGGCAGCCTCTTAGCAGAGGCCCCGTTGTGGACTTGGCACCATTCAGGCTTACCGTTGGTAGGCTGGGATGCGTCAGAACGAGCGCGCTCCGAAAGGGGCAACGATCTACTGATGTATCCTAGTGTTGAAATCCACCCAGGGAAATTGTCCTTCGTCCAGAAAGACGCACGCTCTATGCGACCAATCGTGGTAGAACCACCTCTGAACGGGCTCGCCCAGAAGGGGATTGGTGATTACATGAAGAAGCGCATGCAGCTTTTTGCGTCCCTTGACCTCACTGATCAGTCTCGAAACCAGGGTTTGGCTCAACGGGGCTCAGTAGATGGTAGCTTCGCTACTCTCGACTTGAGCTCCGCGTCAGACACGGTTTCGTGGTCAGTGGTCCGCCTACTTTTACCTGAAGACTGGTTCGATTTTTTGGCCAGCTTCAGGACCGGCGACATTACTGTGCCGGGTAGGAAAACGGAAGGGAGCGTAGAGCTTGAGAAGTTCTCGAGTATGGGAAACGGGTTCACATTTGAGCTTGAGTCTTTGATTTTTTGGGCTCTCGCTCGAGCGTGTTTGTCACTACACGGCATGCCGCTGGGCGCGG